CGCTGACCATTAATGGAGTTAATTATTTTGATGTTATTTTTCCTTACGGAGCACCAACATCTTTAACTAAGCAATTGACTCCCCCTTGGGCCAACTCGCTATGGAATGCTGCAACTGGTAATCCAAGTAAAGCAGACTACCTAGCATCATGGCGCTCAGTCTACAACTACCACAAAATGTTGGTAGAGATGGGCGTTACAGACAAGTTTCCATCAGATACAGAGATTGAAAGACAAGTCAAGGCTCTATGGACCGAGAAGTTCATTTCAGGCTTTATCGGACCAGGTGTACCTTTTAAGGTAGAAACCAACCCTATGCGTATGTCAACTAACTTGTATTACAAGTTGCTTGACAAATATAATAAAATGAATTATGGAACACAGCAGGCACGTGATGCAGCGGGTGATGAAATGCTTGCTATTATGGGTCCTAAGTTCATGCTTGACCGCATTACTTTTACTGGTTCTTCAAAGAACATTAGTATCCCAGCAACATACGAAGCATATCAGCGCGTATTTGAAGATAACGATGACTTAGTTGGTAAACTTGCTGCAATTGAAAAGGGCGATGTTGGACTTGTAAGTCTATTAACTGCTGACCTCAGTAGAAGCCCAGAAGAGCAGTCATCCAATATTCTTTCTATCCTAAGTAATCCTAATCTTCAACTTCCTGGTACTAGCAAGCGTATCAATGACTTTAAGTTAACACCTCAAGAAGTTGAGCGTGAACGCATGAAGCAGCGCACATGGGACCAGTACAACTTGGTTCGTGATGCACTAGAGGCTAAGATTACTGATGGTAAGACACTACGTGCTCACCCAGAACTAAAGGCTCCATTAGAGCAATTAGTAGAGACTACATTTAAGAATCAAAGCCAAGCATGGTATGATGAATATCAACTATCTGCTAGTGGAGATACATCTTACAAGTATGCTCGAGCATTGACTCTTATTACTCAAGACCCTAAGTTTATGGGCAAGCAACAGAATAGCCAGTTCTGGAAAGATACTAAGTTATTCATGCAGGCACGAAGTATCTTCGTTACGTTCTATCAGTCACTACCTGACTATGACCCACGCAAGGCTGTTATCCGTGATGGATACAACCAATGGGTTGCTCAGTATGTAAAGCAATGGGACCCTAACTTAGAGACTCTAATCAAGAACTACTTTGACAATGACAGTTTGAAGGCGGTTAACTAATGGCAGACAGAGATAAAGACGGGATTAAAGATAATATTGATATCGATGGTGGTAATGGAACTAATAAACCAGTTTCTGGTACTCCTAACCAGGATGCGGCTAATGAGGCTCTTTTAGCAGGCATTGCACCTTTTCTTGCTAGCCTAATTGCACAAGATACTGGTAAAGGTGGACCAACAGATACATCACAGTCTTCAACTCAAACATCTGTTACTAAACTAACTTATAACTCAGCCAAGGCGCTTCTTGAAGCGGCTATGAAAGAGGCTGACTTTGTAGGCAAGTTAAGTGCAGATGACATTAAAGCATTTATGGGTGCTTTTGAGACAGAGCAGAACAAGCAAATCGAAAAGATTGTTACATCTGCTCGTACTCAAATCAAGCCTGGAGCAACTGCAGAAGCACAGAAAAAGATTGTTGAATCTGTTGCTCGTCAAGAGTTCCCATCATTCTTTAAGCCTACAGACTTTGCAAAGAACTTTATCTACTCAAAGATTGACTTTAAAGACCAAACTAAATTAGGTGCCAAATCACTTGATGCCTTTGCTAAGGTTCGTGGACTTGTAGATGCTTTTCAACTTCTTGGTGTTACCGAGAATGATATGCGTATTGCAGCAAAAGAAATTGCAATGGGCAATAAGACTATTGAAGATTACAATGTAGAATTACAGCAGATTGCTAGCAAAGAGTATCCACAGTTTGCTGACCGATTTGCCAAAGACCCAACCTTAACTACATATGATATCGCTTCTCCTGTTATCAATATGCTAGCAAAGACATGGCAGATGGACCCAAAAACAGTTAAGATGGATAACCCATTCGTAATGTCTTATCTTAACTACGCAGGTCCAGATGGCAAGGGACAACAACCATCATACTATGACTTGTTAATGAAGGCCAAGAATGACCCTAAGTATGACCTTACACAAGAAGCAAATGAGAACGCACGTGATGCAGCAACAGGGCTCGCAAGAGCGTTTGGATTTGGAGTATAATGCCAGTCAAAGGAATGACGCAAGCGGAAATTGATGCGGCAACACGTGCTCAAGTAGAATCTGGTGGAAAATCAACAGACCGTGCAAATCGCCTTCCAGGTGAAACAGCAACCGAAGCAAATGCTCGTATTACTGCTGCCTATAAAGCGCAAACAAAACCTGAGTTAACGCAAGAAGGTAAGGCTGCTGGGGCGCAGATTAAGTTTGTACGTACTGCAGCGGGTGGGGTAGGCGAATTTAAGGAAATATTTCCTATTGGAAAACCAATTCCAACTGAACGCTCAACAGCATATGGAAACACATATGATGCACAGGGCAATCTTATTTCTGGTACAGGTTTAAAGCCTGGAGTTTCTGGAACTGCATCAACTACAACAAGAACGCCTGAACAACAAGCAGCATACGATAATGCTAAAGCATTAGCACAGTCATTTGTTGATGAATATGGTGGTAGTATTGGTGATTACTTTAATGCAGCAACTGGAAAAGTAACTCAGCCAAGCGCTGCTGTTATTAGTAAAAAGTTTTCAACACCTACTGGTAAAACAGAAATCTCTCGCGTAGACAATGGTGATGGTACATTTACTGTTACGTATAGCGACAAGACTACCGCTATTATTGGGACAAAAACCACTACGCCAGCACGTCCAATTGGCACTCCTCCAGCATTCGTGTATGACCCAGTATCAAAGACTTACAAGATGCCAGCAAAGCCTACAGAGGCTGGTAACTGGACTTGGGACAATGTTGCAGGTTGGACTAATACACTTGTAAATCCAGGCGCAACTGGTATGGAAACTGGCAGCGATAGAACGCTTGCCCTAGATACTTTTAAGAATACCCTTGCATTGTTCTTTGGTGCAAAAGAAATGTCACAGCCTTGGGCTAATGCTTTGTTTAAGGTTGTATCTAGTTACTATAAGAGTGGTTCAACTATTGATGAGTCGCTTAATCTTGCTTTGCAAGATGCACGTAACAAGCCAGAATTAGAACCATTTACTAAGCGTTTTGCTGGTGTGTTTGCTCTACAAGACCGCCTTGCAAAAGGTGAAGCAATTGACGTCCCAACTATTGCAGAGTTCTTCAAATCAGAATCAACACTTGGTGATAAATTACGTGAGGTTGGTCTAGGAGATTTAGCAACCCAAGAACTTCTTGGTGAGGTGCTAGGAACTGGCAAGTCAGTTGCTGCAGTACTTAACCTAGTAAATGATGTCTTTATGACTATTGATAATGCACCAGATGCACTTAAGAAAGACCTACAAGTAGTTGCTCCAGGAATAGATAGAACATCTATCGCTAAAGCACTTCTTCTTGGCAAGCGTGGTGCAGATGACTTACAGAAACAAATCAGAGAAGTTAGCGTACTATCTGCTGCTAAGTCACAAGGTATTACTATTGAAAATACGCTTGCTGCAGATATTGCTGCAAGAGGTTTTGATTACGGTACATCCCTTACAAACTTTGGTACAGTCGCAAAAGGCGCAGTCCCTCTACAGAAGTTGACTGAAATTAGCACAGGACAGGCTGTTAAGCCAACTACTGCTCAAGAGAGTTTGATTAAATCTACCTTCCAGCAAAATGTCCAGGAACAAGAACGAATTCGTTTAGAAGCAGAAAAGGAAGCAGCACGCTTCTCTGGTGCTTCTGGAACATTTGGTTCACGAAGCCTAGCATCACGCAACAGAGCAAACAGAGTAATATAATAGAATCCTGAGTGGACCCATCGGCCCCACCAGTGTATTAGACCGACAGTAGGAGCCAGACCATTTCCCCGAATGGAACCTGTGGCCTGCGAACTAACTACGAATAGAAGGGTGGCGTTGCTATGAGCAACAACTACTGGGACGACGAAGACGATGACCTAGATACAATCGAAGAAGCACCATTGGATGGAAGCGACTTACTTAAAAAGTTGCGTAAAGCCAAGCGTGCAGACGAGAAGCGTATCAAAGAACTCACAGAGCAACTTGAAGGTTTCTCCAAGGCGCAGCGTGAGGCAATTGTCAAGTCGACACTAGAAAAGAAGGGCGTCAATCTTAAGGCAGCCCGTTTAGTAATGAAGGACCTGGATGATATTAACGAAGAGTCAGTTTCTAACTGGCTTGATGATAATGCAGACTTGTTCGGACTAACGGTTGCAGAAGAAGATTCAGGTGTAAGCCAACGAGACCGCGCAGCATTGCGCAATCAGGATATGGTTACACAGAATGCTTTGACGCCAGACCGAGCAAACGATATTGAATACAGAATGTCCCAAGCAACATCCGAAGAGGACATACTAGCAATTCTTCGCTCGCAACAATAATTTATCCGTTCATAGTCACTTGGAGGTGACCGCGTATGTCAAATGCATACACATCCACAGGCTCTACCACTCTTGGTGGTACAGTCGGCGGTGCAGGTCTTGTACAGAAGGCGTATGACCGTCTTCTTGAGTTCGCTCTCCGCGCCGAACCACTAATTCGTTCAGTCGCAGACAAGACTCCAGCACAGCAATCAATCCCAGGTTCAACAGTAGTTCTACAGAAGTACGTTGACCTAAACGCAGTAACAGATACTCTAACAGAGACAGTAGACCCAGATTCAGTCGCGTTGTCAACACCTAACACAGTTACAATTACTCTTAACGAGTACGGTAACTCTGTTCTTGTAACACGCGCTTTGGAACTATTCTCACTTGCAGACGTTGACCCAGCAATTGCTAACGTAATTGCGTTCAACCTTGCAGACTCAATCGACCAGGTTGCGATGACAACACTTAACGGTGGAACAAACGTAATCTACGGCGGTTCAACAGCAACCTCAACAGCAACAATCACTGCTGCTGCAACACTAGACTCAGCAGACATCCGTAAGGCTGTTGCTAAGTTGCGTTCAAACAAGGCTGCATACCGTAAGGGTTCACTATTCTGGACAGGTATCCACCCAGAAGTTTCACACGACCTTCGTGCAGAGACAGGCGCAGCAGGATGGCGCGACCCACACAATTACTCTTCACCAGATAACATCTGGGCTGGAGAAATTGGACAGTACGAAGGCGCATTCTTCGTAGAGTCACCACGTTTGTTCAACGCTAAGTCAGGTGCAGACCAAACAGCATTGACAACAACAGCAGTAACAGTTGCAGGAGTTTCAGCCGCATTCACATTTGGCGTTGCTTCATCTTCTGTAATTGCGAACCGCGCTGAAGTTGGCGACAAGATTGCAGGAACAGGTGTCGGTTCAGGCGCTAAGATTACTGCTATTGCTACATCAGGTTCAACAACAACAATCACTGTAGACGTTGCTAACTCAGCAGCAGTTACAGCGACAACAGTTGTTACAGTTACACCAGTAACTCGCGTATTCTCAACAATCGTTGCTGGAAAGCAAGCAATGGCTCAGGCTGTTGCTGAAGAGCCACACGTTGTTATCGGACCAGTCGTTGACAAGTTGATGCGTTTCCGCCCAATGGGTTGGTACGGCGTACTCGGCTTTGCACGCTACCGTGAAGAAGCACTTTACCGCCTAGAAACAGGCTCATCAATCGCTGCTCTCTAGTAGTTAATTGACGGGTGGGCAGAGGGAAACCTCTGCTCATCAGTAAGTTCACTAAGGAGGACTAATGGCTACTTGGCTATTCAGAACACCAACAGTACAAGAAGGTCCTATTGGTGGAGCACGCTTATTTTACTTCTATAAATTAGATGTAGGTGTGTCAATCGTAAAGCAAAACGGAGTCTACTCCCAAGAACGATACATCCTTGATTCGGATATCCCAACATTCGAGCAGGTCTATCGCGGTGGTAGAAACTACAACGTGGACGATGCAACAAAGGCAGCATTGATTGCTGGCGGAGTTGGCGTTACAGAGGCGAACTTTACAGAGGTATAGGGACAAATGGGATTACATCAAAGACAGACACATCCAGAGTATGTAGAAGGTTGCTTTGGTTGCAAGATACAACTTCTTGAATTATCTACTGGCGATGCCAAGCGAGATATATCTGACAAGAAG